TGAGTGACGTAAAGAATGTCATTCACGGTGTCAAACATGCTGATGAAATTCTAAATCAGTATGTTAAAGACTCGGGGAAGGTGGTGCGACGCTCATACGACTTCCCGGTACAAAGGTCTACGACAACCGTAAATTACGGGCAACAGGTACCATATTTGATACCTGACGCAAGTGATTTTTACGATTTCGGAAACCTTGGGAACATGATTGGGACGCATAAAACCGTCACCAGACGTTGGTTCAGAGGTGCATTCACTTATCATATCCCTTCCGAAGTTCTCGGAGGAGGTAAGATGGGCGAGTACGCCAACTACGCCAAGAGAATTCTTGGCCTGGACCTGTCTCCAGAAGTTCTCTGGAATCTTGCTCCCTGGAGCTGGGCCATTGATTGGTTTTCAAATACGGGAGATGTAATTTCTAATCTCTCGGATTTTGCCACCGATGGTCTGGTTATGCGGTATGGGTACGTGATGGAACATACCATCCAAGAAAGTACCTATACCCTCACTAAGACGGGGCTTAGAGCTCCGGTTAGTGTGCCTCCTTTTGTAATGGTCACTGAGACCAAGATCAGAAGAAGGGCTAACCCCTTTGGTTTTGGCACAACATGGCAAGGTTTGTCACCTCGCCAGCTTGCCATAACCGTTGCTCTCGGACTTACTCGAGGGTAACAGGCAGTAATACACTGCTGGAAACCACCAAGGCCGTCGAGAGACGGTCAGCAAAGGAGCACGCCTAATGGCGTTCACAGACCCCCAGTCCGTCACGATCTCGGGTACGGCAATCAGCCTTCCCCGTGTCTCCACGGGAAAGAACGAAAGCCAGTACACGAGTGCGGACGGTCTGGTGACCCTCAGCGCATCCTCCGTCTACGGACGGCGGACGCGCCGGGTCCTCAGGTTGGACCATAGCAAGCTGACCGCGGATCCGTTTATCCCAGCTCAGAACACGAAGGTTTCGATGTCAAATTACATCGTCTTCGACGTGCCTGTGGCAGGATACACGAACACCGAGGCCCTTGCCGTTTACGCGGGCTTTAAGGCCCAGTTCACGGCAACTTCCGACGCCCTCATCACCAAGCTTCTTGGCGGTGAGTCGTAGCAACGGCTCCTCTTCTGTGGATTTCGATCCACCGATGAGGAACCAACGCTCTAAGCGGAAGGAGTTCACGCTACCGTTTATTTTGGGCATATGTTCTATGTCCATTATAACGCTAACGTGGGCTGCTTTCTTGGTCTACGTAGCAGCCCGATTGGGTCTCTTCGACCTCCTCGGGTTTGGTTCATCGTATACCGATTGTTCGGTTTCCGCGAGCCAATATTGCTGCGTATCTGAGAACACTTTAGGCTAGGAGTTACCACCTCTATTTAAGGAGGGCTAACTGAAAAGCCTATTGTTGCTCTGGAAGGAGATGGCCAATGAATCGGCCATCAGATGTTGCACTAGCGCCACCAAGGACTTTAAAACAGTCCTTTTTCGGTCTGAACACGAGGGGTTGTCGTTCCTTACGATAACCCTTCCTGAGTTTGGAAAAGACTTCCAAAAAAGTCTTGACCAAGGTCAGGTAGATCGCCGTCTTTTCTCTTCGTTTAAGAGAAAAGGAGAGCTCCCCCGATTTCTCGGAGGTTTTCTCGATCGTGTGTTCGACCGCGCTAGTGGTCGGTTGCTGGATGAACCATGCATAGACTCAATTCTTGCCATACGTCAACTTTCGTTGATGTTTGGTAAGATCGAGATCCCTTGCAGTGATGCAAGAGTTTCTCGAGCTATGCGTGCGTACGTCCAGTGTGAGCAGGATGTCAGAGTATCCGATAGAAGGCTTAGCCCAGTTGATTCTGAGGCTTTTTGCCGTATATCAGATATGCTTTTTCGTAGGATGTTCACCCAAGTAGATCGCAAGATCTACTATGAGGGCATCCTACCAAAGCACGGACCGGGATCAACTGCTGATAATCTGGTAGGTAACCGGAAATATCGGCAGACGACCTGGACCGCTCGGCTTGAAAAGGTTTTTCCTTTTGGGGAATACCTTTTCCCATCTCATTCATACAATTACTTGTATGATGAGATTGACGTCCTCGAACCCGGGCAAGAACAACCTGTAAAGGTTATTCCTGTTCCTAAGACGCTCAAAACGCCCCGCATCATCGCCAAGGAACCTACCTGCATGCAATACGTGCAGCAGGGGATCTTGGAGTTGATAAACGAGGGATTCATTCAGGATGACTTCCTGAGGGATTCCGTCAGCTCTCATAGCCAAACGCCTAATCAGCGTGC